AAGAATTAGAAATTTCTTTATATGACCCTGTAGTTCCAAGTGGAGCACAGGCAGTTATGGAATGGGTTCGTTTATCTCACGAATCAGTAACAGGTAGAGATGGTTATACAGATTTTTATAAAAAAGATGTAACTATTAATGTTTTAGGACCTGTTGGTGATAAAGTAGAGGAATGGACATTAAAAGGAACATGGATTGTAAACGCGAATTTTAACGATTTGGATTGGTCAAATACAACTGATCCTGCCGAAGTTACTCTTACATTAAGATACGATTACGCGATTTTACAATTCTAATTTAGGAAAATTTATAATGAAACGATTATTTTTAATATTATTGGTTGCATTTCTATTTGGATGTAGTTCATCCGATTCTAAAAAAGAATCTTCTAAGGAAGATAGTAAATCTACTGAAGAAGTTAAAGATTTACCACTTACTGAAGAAGAGGAAAAAAAGATGGAAGAACTTTTGGATGAACAGTCAGATTCGGATTATATAGGAAACGATGCAAGATCGAAAAAGAAAAATTAATAAAAAAAGGAGTTAATTATGGCAGTCATAGCAGATAAAGCTTGGTGGAAATCAAAGACTATTTGGACATCAGTAGTAGCTGGTGTTGTTGGAGTGGCACAAGCAGCAGGTGTTATAGATCAAGTACCTGAATTAGTTTGGCAGTTACTTGCAGCATTTGGTTTGTACGGAGTTCGTGACGCTGTTGGAAAAGCATAATTCCACAGTAAGATAATGATTTAAACTGGGGATATTAAAATCCCCAGTAAAGTTTTATAATTGGTTATGTTGTATAGGTTACTAAAAACTATTCAATAAAAATTACAAAGGAGAAAAAACATGGCAGAAGAAAAACGCCAATTTCCTACTGAAATGATTAGTTTGCCTTCAAAGGGATATTTGTATCCAGAGGACAATCCATTATCAAGTGGGGAAATAGAAATTAAATATATGACTGCAAGAGAAGAGGATATTTTAACATCTCAAAATTTAATACAGAAAGGTATTGTATTAGATAAATTATTAGAATCACTTATTGTTTCTGATGTAAATCATGATGATATTTTACTGGGTGATAAAAATGCTATATTACTGGCAGCAAGAGTACTTGCTTATGGAAAGGAATATGAATTCGAATATACTGATCCAAATAATGGAGAATCTAAAATAGAATCAGTAGATTTAACTACATTTGGATCAAAAGAGGTAGATTTCAAAAAATTTACTAAAGGTGTTAATGAACATGAGTTTCAATTACCTAGTTCTAAAAAAGTGATTACATTTAAATTCGTTAGTCAGGGAGACGAAAGAGCAGTAGAATCTCAGTTAAAAGCCTTATCAAAGATTTCAAAAGATATTGTACCTGAAATTACAACTCGTCTTAAACAACAAATAGTAGCAGTCGATGGAAATCGTGATACAGCAGTTATTAATAAATTTGTAGATAATGAGTTGTTATCACGAGATTCACTTGAATTTAGAAGGTATCTTAATACCGTAACTCCTGATGTAGATATGACTTGTGTTATTACTATGATTGATGGTTCAGATGAGGAGATAACGGTCCCTGTGACCGTTCAGTTTTTTTGGCCTGACGCCGGAGTTTAAACCAGAAATACATAGTCAGATATTTCTACTATGTTATCACACTAAAGGTGGGTTTACATTCGATAATGTATATAATATGCCCGTCTATCTAAGAAAATACTATCTAAAACGCCTTGAAACTCAATTCAAAGATGAAAGAGAAGAATATGAGAAGGCTCAAAAACCAGCTAAACGACCAAATATTCGAAAGTAGTTATATTTTTTTATTATTAGATATTTATTAACAATAGGAAAATAGGAGTTTTATAGCATGCCTAAGTATATAATTAAGGAAGAAAAACAACTAAATGAATTTATCAGTTCCTTTTTTAATTGGATTGGAAAAAGAAAAGGTAAAAAGTTGGCCAACCATCTAAAAAAGGATCCACAGTTAACCAAATGGGTTAATGATGGAGATGAACTTGCTGATAAAATAGCAAAACATATGAGAGCTAAAGCTAAAAAAGATCCTGCATATAAAGCATCAATGAAATCTGTTCAAGATTTTATAGACAAATAATTTAAAACAACTATTTTCATAGTTTCGATTCTAATCACATAAAAATAAAAGTGCCGGGGATATAAATGGCTAATTTAGGTATTCTTGAAAAAGAACGAAAGTTAAGAAAAGATCTTATTGAACTCGAAAACCAACTTCAGGCTGCCGAGACTAAGGGAGATAAGGCAAGACAAAAAGCCTTGGAGAAACAGATAGCCAGTAAAGATAGAGAAGTAGAACTTCATAAAGTCAATACTGTAGAAGCAAAAGAATCTTTAAATATAGGCAAACAAATTGTTAGTAATGGAAGAAAATGGAATAATACATTAAAAGGTACTTCTGGTATTGTAATGGGTGTCCAAAATCTAATGGCTGATATAGATATTTTAGGATCTAAAAACGATAAGAGGTCAAAGAAGCTACTTAAACATTATACTGGGTGGGTTAGTTTAACTGATGATGTATTGAGAAATTTTGAGTTGATGGGAACAAGTGAATTTGTAAGTCTTAATGTAAACTCAGAAATTTTAAAGGCCCAACGATTAATTTCATCTGAAAAGGACGCTGGCCGTAAAGCAGATTTAGAGATGCATATTGAAACTCTTCGACATTTAAAGGATCAACAAGATTTATATAAAGGTATTCATGATACTGCAGGAGAAGCAGCTAAAGTGGCACTTGCGCCATTATCTGCTGTTCAAAGTGCTTTAGGACAAGTTCCAGTTGTAGGTAGCTTATTTTCAAAAATGTTTGATTTAGAGGGAATTCAAGAAAACTTGACTAAAAAAATAGCTGATAGTATGAAAGGTGGATTTGATACAGCAGAACCTACGGTTTATTTTGATAATATAAGTAATAGATGGAAAGATGTTAATACAAATGCATTTGTAACTACTAAACATGGTGAAGAACAAGATAAAATATATAAAGGTCATGTTAAGAGTATGAAAACACAGGCCATGTTAGGTAAAGCTCGTATTGCAGTATTAGGTGTTGCACTCGCCCTGTGGGCAAAAATAGGTAAATACGCAATGGATACTGGTTTGAGTTTACAACAAATTGCTACACTTGGACCACAACTTATAATTAATTCACAAGCAGTAGAAGCATTCGCAGATGAATTTGGAACAGTAGGAGAATTGAGTACTGGACTTGCAATTGATTTAAGAAAACAAAGAGCTTTATATGGAGCTCAAGAAAAAGATGTTGCAAAACTTCTAAAATTACAACAAGGAATGACTGGAGCAACTAAGGAACAAATAGTATCTGATTTACCAGGAATGTATAAAGACGCTAGAAAGGCGGGAGTTTCACCAGCTAAACTTATGGAAAATATGGCAGGTAGTTCTGAATTTATGGCTAAATATGTTGGTGGTAGTGTTAAAGAAATGGGAGCATTTGCTATACAGGCTGCAAAAAGTGGAGTAAGTTTACAATCAATAGAAGCGTCCATGAAAGGGGCACTGGATTGGGAAACTTCAATAGGTAAAGAGATGGAAGCTTCTATGTTATTGGGCAGAGAGATTAACTTAGATAGATTTCGTCAATTAAGTTTTGCTGGAGATGCAGAAGGAGCAATGGCAGAACAACTTAGAATTTTGAAATCTTTCGGACCATTAGAGAATTTAAGAATTGACCAGAAAGAAATGTTAGGTGATTTATTCAATACAGAATTTAGTCAAATAGTTTCAATGCAACGAGAACAAGATATATTGAATGAAGCAACTTCTAAACAAGCTGATTTTTGGACAAAAGCGCAAGGTTCATTATTAACTTATGGGGCAAGTTTTATGGGAGTTATGCCAACATTATTATCAATGGGTAGTCAATTGGCGATGATATTTGGTCCGAAAGGAGTAGGTGGAGCCATAAAGGCATTAGGTGGACATCTTGCAACTGCTGGAAAGGCAATGGGTAGATTTGCATTGAAAGCTTTAGTGGGTGCAGGTAATTTATTAATAGGGGCAGTAATGGGAATATGGAAAGCTTTTGCCATGATACCATTTGGTCTTGGGATTCCACTTGCAATAGGAGCTGTTGCAGCATTATATGCATCTTATTCTAAGGCAAAGTCTAAAGCACCAGGTAAAGCAATGGGTGGTCCAGTTCAAGGTATGAGTCCATATATGGTAGGTGAAAGGGGACCAGAACTTTTTATACCAGCGACAGGAGGAAATATAATTCCAAATAATAGATTAGCAGGTGGAACTGCAGACCGTGTTTATGGTGATACAAGTAAACAAGATGCCAAATTTGATACTATGATAGGACTTTTACAACAGGCAAATACTGATAGAGTTTCTGGAACTAAAAAACTTGGTGGACAATTTGAATATGGAATGGGGCAACGCTAATGGGTATAATAAAACTAACACAAGATTTAGAAAATTTTAAATGGACTGATTACAGTAAAGTAGGAACACCACAATCATTTTATGATGGTCATTCTCAAGTTGTAACAGGACAAAAGAAATTTGATAGACCAGATAAACAGGCATTAGCAGATATGGAAAGTAAGTTTGGTCCTTTTAATACTCAACCAGGTAGTAGAGGTCCTTATAGTGTAGCAGATTATATGTATGGAAGAAAACAAGGACGAGGATTTACCGCACCAGGACAAGCACCACTCGGATTTATAGTCGATATGGAAAGTTTAACTGGAGGAGTTACTTCTCAACTTGATATAGATGGTAGTATATCACTCACACCACTATCTTATGTAGTTGCGGGTGTAAATTCATCATTAGATTATGGTGTTGTTCCAGAAAAAACAATTGATATTATTCCAGATGCACACGGGGCATGGGGAGTCAATGTATTACCAATATCTACTTATACCAGTAGAATTTTATCACGAGAAGAATTAGAAGATTATACAAATGCTCCAGTTGGTGGA